CAACTTGAAGAACTTGCCTTTATTGTCATAGCCCCTGACTTCGAGGCTGAGATTCTTGGTCTTGATTTGGGTAAGTATCTCCCTGCATAGCCACCTGTAAGCATCCTCTAGCAAGGCGCAATAGGGATTGTAAACTGAACGGATAGCATCATTGAGCGTTACCAGGGCGGCACCGGAGTGGTCTCCGGTATCAACACCATAGGCTTGAGGCCACGGCGGTGTGGACTGCTGCAGATCCCTGTCAAACGCCGACAGGATAGCTCCTGTCTCCGGCGGCACTTTGGGCGGTTCAAGCGGGTATAGCTTCTCTTTGCCAGAAATGATATTCATGATACGGTAGGCTTTGTACGGATCGCCCTCTATCGGTTTCATACCCTCTTCCATCTCGTGAATGAGGGAACCGGCTACACTACGCTCCTGGGCATCGAGCATAAAAGATATCTGCTTGTTGTAAGCCTCGTAGGTCTGCCGTGAGGACGAGAATACCGACTTGGCCTGGTGCTTCAATGTGGTGTCACCGTCTTTGGTGTACATGGTGGGCATCCCACCGGCATAGCCGAACCACACAGGCACATGGTCAAGGCCGTGAGCCTCAGGGTCTTTGACAAACTGTTTCTCTGTCTTCTCAGTGGTGCCTGACTTCATCACAACAGCGTTGATCGTTTTGTCGAAGAAGTCGATTATCTCCGCACCATCCGAGGTTATGTCCACATCATATCGCTCTTTGGCCTCGACTTTGCCTATCTTGTAAATGTAGGCTACCCAGCTATAGCCTTTAATCCCCTTCTCAAACCGTATCTGCATGGGGTCGAGATAGGTTATGTCAATCTCGGCCTTACCCTCTTCGTCCCCTTTATAGAGCAGGCACTTGAGGCCAACCGCCCCACGCTGGCAGCCAAACCAGCGTAGCCCATGTCTCAGTCGTGGTTCGCCGATGTTCTTTAACTGCTCATCGGCTATGGTCAAAACCCCAGCAATGAGCCGCTCTGCCTTGCTTGCAGCTTCCCGCTCATTCTCTGGGGCATCTTCTTCAGTCTCTATCTGCCATGTGAGGACAGCTTTATCTATGCCGTCGCTGATCTTGTCAAAGTCGTTCCGTGGCTTGGGACTGGTGTAGGACTGGTGCCCTGACTCGGCATCATATTCCTTAAGGCTGAACAGATCGAAGTCGTCCTCCATCTGCTCAATCCAGTCGGTGTAACTCTGGCTGTTGGTCTTGTTGTCAACCAGTTCTAAGATTTCTTCGGCAGTGTAGTCTCTGTGCTTCTTTTCTTCCGGCATTTGCCTCCAAAACAAAAGGGCGGGCCACTCCCGAAGGAATGACTCGCCCTGTGTTGCTCACTCAGGCTGTTGCTATTCTATTAGTATCCTATAAAGCTATTGCCGACCTGGGGCCACACTTTACCGGTACTTCCGAGACTTCCCCCAGGACTCCTTGTAGTCATTTCCATTTACTATCGGGGTTGACTCATCTCCCGACAGCAGACGGGTCACAGTAAGCTCTGAGTAGCACTGTGCGTGGATTTGAACCACTCTGCAAGGATACCGCCGTCTCAGCATTGACACCTATTCTTACGTCATCAGCTATAGCTTTATGTCAAGTATCCTCTTGTACGTGGGTGCATATCTTACAAGAACAACCTCACCATCTTGCTTCTTTAGCTCTATGCTGCCGTGTTCCAGCCTACGTAATACCTCAATCAACCGCTTTTCTTCATCGCTACACCCTATATAACATAAGTCCTTGTTTTTGTCAAGCTCTGGCAACTTACTCCTGTAAAAAGTCAAGCATCTTCCGTCTATCTTCTATAGCGCAATAGTACGAAAACATCATTTCGTCAGGTTTTATTGTATAAGGCGCATTGAGCTTGTTCCATTCTTTCGCTATCCTCTTCCACCCAATACGCCCTGGATATAATGAACCATCTGCTCTGCGCCTTTTTAGATTTACAAACCTTAATATCCATTGGCCTCTTATGAATGGCTCACACCCATCAATCATCGCCGCCTCATACCCGCCATCTCTGACGGCCTGTTGTCCGTGTACCTCGGAAATGACCGGCTCTGCACTGTGTCAGGCGTAAAGTCGCTCAAGCTCAGAATGTACCGTGCACACGCACTCAAATGATACCTCGCCTCATTCTCAATCTTGTTGGTGCGCTGCCCCTCTCTGTCATACTCCCATGCACACGACGCTAACTCACTCAGGTAAAATACACAGTCCTCGAATACATAAACCTTGCCCGCCTCCATCAGTGCTATCACCCTGTCCACCTGCGGCCGCATCTGGGGAAATGCCGGCTCCTGTATGTTCCACCCATGCTTTCCATACACACCCCGACTGTCCTCCTCCTGGTGACTGCCCCCAGCACTGGCCCGCACTGTGCGGGCCTTGATTATATCCTTGAACGCCTCAACGTTGATCGCCGTAGATGTGCCAGCGCCAGGCAGATACTCTTTGAACACAATAACGTCGTTGGGCCTAATCTGCGGCGGCACAGATTGCGGTATCGGATAGCGTGCCTTAACCAAGAACAATGCCGCTGGATTGGCTGTACCAAAGTCATGCCCACTGTATACGGGCCAGTCAGCCGGTATCTCAAAGCGTGGTATACGGCACTGCGCCTCGTTGAAAGCCCCATACACCAGATGGCTTGCCGATAGCTCGTCATCCTCGGCAAGTATCTCCTGCCTGTATGACGCTCTCGACATGTCCTTGAGTACATCGGCCAGGCCTGCCTCGGATATATGGGGATTATCGTGGCTGGTGAAATGGAATCGTGCCCAACGCCCACTAGCATCCTTGCCCGCTGCCTCATACATCTTGGCCGCATGGCGGGGATCATGAGCCTTGCTCACCCCAGCACTACGTAGCGACGGCGGCGTATAGACGAACACAGCATCACCATTATTGTCAATCAACATCGGAGCGCCAACCACTTCCCACGTGTCCTCGTTCATCAACTGCCATTCGTCCAGTATCAGCAGGTCGGCGTAGTCACCACGCAAGGTATCAGCGTTCCACGCTGTCTTGGCCTTGATTCGCTGCTGCGTGCCCGCCACCTCAATGTAACGCTCGGTGCGGTCTATACGCAACGCTCCCGCCTCAAGAGGCTCTCTCAGGGCACTGGTAACCTCGAACCAAAACCTGTCTGTCTGCTCGCCAGTCGGTGCAGCATATAGCACCCGCCGCCCCTTGAGAAACGCCACAAGCCCCTTAATCGCCACGCCCAGGGTCTTACCACCACGCCTACCAGCACGGACTATGATGCGCTTGGCCGAACTGTTGACAAACATGGACTGCCCTGGCTCCCACGGCTGGCGTAGATGCACCGTCGCCTGCTGTGGCTCGGTGCCCTGCACTAGGCGTCCCACTTGACGTTTAGCTCAACCCTACCGCTCAACTGGCTCTGCACTGGCATCGGTAATCGCCCCTCTACCCTGTCCAGCAGTTCCCTTATGGCAATCATGTCCCCCTCCTCAGCCTTCGTCACAATCGCCTGTGCCACCCGCTCGGCCCTTGTCTTGCCGTCAACCGTCTCCGCCAGCAGCCGCCGGATGATGTTGCTCAGCGCCAACTCGTTGCGTGGCCTGCCGTTAGGATTGCCGCTCTGCCCTTTGACGAATTGCCTACCCTTTGCCATGTTCTCCCTCCTGTCTCAAGGGCACAATCATGCCCTCCCCCTATCGCCTATATACCACAATCTGGCTCTTTTTGCAAGCCACTTGCGCCCCACCGCTCTTGCAGATAATCGCTAAATACTGAATTGCCATACCTCTTCCTCAAATACCCCAGGAATGTCTTTTCGTCAACCTGTAGCTTCCGCTCCGCCAGCACCTCTTCGCTCACTGTCTCCTCACTCATGTACTCCCCCCTTTGGCAAGTCTAACTGCTGCCCTTGCTGCCCTCTGGGACATTCGATAACCATCGTCGGCTCGACGTGACCCCTGAGATAGTCAAGGAATGGCCTGCTGATTGCAGCCTCTATCGCATCCCTTAACGTCTCCTTAGTAAGCTTAGTCATGGCTGCACCTCCCGCAATCACTCATTACCGGACAATACGCCATTAGTCACCCCCTTACCTGCACTGAGGCATCGGCATAATGCCTGCCGTCACCACTAACACCACCACCAGCGCCAACAACCACCATAATCTCGCTCTCATAACTAACCCCCCTTTACACGCTACCGACTAGTTCTCTCTGACCTGGAGCGGCAAGCTGCTTTATAACCTCTTCTAATTGCTGGTCGTTGCCCTTC